CAATGGGCTTTATGTGGCTGTCGGTTTATCAGGAACATTGACCACCTCACCAGACGGCATCACTTGGACAACTAGGACATCAGGGTTTGGGACTGCTGTTATCTGGGGCGTGACTTACGGCGATGGGCTGTATGTTGCTGTCGGTCAATCAGGAAAAATTACCACTAATAGCCCTCTCCCTCTAACCACCTTCCTTTCCCTAGAGCCAAAATCCCCACTAATCAGCCTTCCATAAAGGAGAAAACAATGACACGTTACCGCTTTGAAATTGACTCAGACAACGCCATCAGAATTTGGGACAGCGAAAACCCAAACGATAACGGCGCACCCTTTATGTTCCAACCTGACTTTCCAGATACAACCCCTTGGGCAGATGCGGCTCAGGCAACTGATTGGGCTGAGGTATTTATTGCTTCACTGGTAGACCCTGAAAGCGAGTTTGTAGCGGGTAACTCACCAGACACTCACCCAGCTTTACGCCCAGAACCAGAAGCCATTCTTGATACCGAATAGGACACAATAGAAGCATTCCTATTAATCTTTCACAAATTGTTTAAAATTAAACTTAGTTAAGTTTTAGTTTTTACTATCATAGTATATGATCTTTCCTCCATGCTATAATAGAGGTAAGGAGGATTACAAACATGTCAAACTTATTCGCATTACCTGTGCAGGGAAAGTACAGAGTCACCTCGCCATTCGGTTGGAGGATAGACCCCGTAACAAAAAAAGCTACTAGGCACCATAACGGTGACGATATCATTACTGGTAGGAAAAATGAAAAAGTCTATGCCGTTATGAATGGCAGAGTTCTTAAATCTAGGAAGTCTACCGCCAAAGGCGGTGGTTTCGGTAACTACATTGTTATTAGACATTTCATCAGTGGCAAATACTACACATCACTTTACGCTCACCTGCAGGATGGTTCCTCGAAGGTACGTCAGGGTCAGATGGTTAAGGCTGGAGACCAAGTCGGCGTAATGGGTGACACAGGCTACGTAACAGGACTTCATTTACATTTTGAAATATGGAAGGGAAGAACGCACGGCTGGTCACAAGATGGCAAGGGTTTTCTAGAGCCATTAAAGTTTATTCTTTCTATGATAGCTCTTAATGAAGTAAAAGTTAGCACTCCAAAGGCTACCCCAAAGCCACAGCAACCTGCCGAGCCTGAGAGTAGGAAAGTCCCAATGACAAAGAGAGTGGCTGTAAAGGGGTCCAAGCCTTTGCCTGTCGTAGCTCCTGTCAAAAAGCCAACGGTATCTAAGCCAAAGACCCATACAGTAAAATCTGGAGATACACTAGGAGCAATAGCTAGAACATACAAGACAACTGTGGCAATACTTGCAAAGCTTAATAAAATTGACAACGTTAATCTAATTAATGTTGGACAAGTAATTAGGCTACCTTAGGAGAATACTATGGCTACAAAAAAGAAGAAAAGTGTTTGGACATCTTTTAAAGAGAATATGCCGAAGCATGTAGACAATCTTTTTTTCTTGAAAGAAGATGATGGGGGCGACTCGTCTTATGGTCCTTCCTGGAAGTTCAGAAGGAAGCTGATCTACGGGGCTTACCGTCTTTCTTTTGCCATGATAATCTTTGGAGCCATCACCTACGTATCCGACACTTCCGTAGGCTCTGGCCTGGTAGCTGGAGGAGTTAGCCTCTTAGGGATCATACTGACAGCTTATACGGCAGCCAGCACCTATCAAGATGTAAAGCTTTGGAAACCAAATGACGAAAACCCAATGGAGTAATTATGTTTAGAATAAGTTTTTGGAGTTACTCAGGAGAAAGATCTCTTAAAGCTTTTGCACAAACAGCTATAGCTATGATAGGCACAAATGCCGTGGGACTGTTTGAGTTAGATTGGATATCTATTATTGGGGTATCTGGAACAGCAGCATTGCTGTCTATACTAACATCTATCGTTGCTGTAAAAATAACCAATCCAAATCTATAGGAGTCTTAGCTTGGCGCTTTACGAATATGTATGTAAAAAATGTAATTTATCTGTTTTGGTATCCAGAAATATTTCGGAACCAGAAGGAAAGAGTCACTGTGAACATTGCAGTATTGCACTAAATAGGGTATACTCTAGTATAGGAGTTGCCTTTAAGGGCAGTGGATTTTATAGTAATGATAAGGGGTAACTTTTGCAAATATTAACAGATAAAATAGAGTGGACCCTTTCGGCAATAGACCGATGCGACTATGGTTGTTCAGCTCAGGCATACGTCCGTGCTGTGGGAGTTAGCGGAGAGCTTTTGTTTTGTTCTCATCACTATAACAAGGTTTCTAATGATCCTGCAGGATATCAAAACCTAGAGAAGTTTGCCTACCAGGTGGTGGACGAAAGAGAAAAGCTAATCGAGAATAGATTGCAAGGGTTAGACTCTTAGGTCGGTATTTATGGAATACTTAATAGGATCAATAACAACATTCTTTATTATAATCTTTGTTTATTTTAATGTATCTGCTAGCGTAAGACAAAACACTACGCCTACCCTAAGATTTTCCCAAAGCTACAGGTACTACCTGATATCTCCATACTCACCATTCGTCTACACAGGCTCATCTGCTGAAGAGGTTAAGACACAGGCAATGGTTCACTTTGACAAGGTAAACTTAAAGATAGTTTTATTTGAGGACCAGGCTTATTGGATTCAAGATGAGGCTTTCTATACTGCAGAGCTCTCACCTGACGGGAAAATAGATAAATTAACACAAAAAGTAGTTGACACAATGACCATGGATCCTGTACAATTGAATAAGATAATGATTATCGTAGAAACTCTTAGAGAAGGGAAGTAAGAATGCTAATAGGAATTCAAGGCACCAGATCCTTTTCTGATTACGGAATATTTCTTAGAGCTATGGGAACCGCATTGTCTTCAATGAGTACATCGGACAAGAAGTTTTACATTTACTCAACAGGGCCATCTAGCTTAAACTCTATGGCCCATGAGTTTTGTAACGTGTCGGAGAGAAGCCTTAAGGCCCGAGGCATTCGTGTAAGGGTCATAAAGGTGCCACCTAAGTGGATCAAAGAAAACATCCTGGATATAGATTACTTTATCTACTTTAGCAAGCCAAAAGAACCAGTCTCAGATCTTGTAGATTATGCAGAATCAAAGGACGTAGATATCGGAATATACAGATACTAACAGCTTAGCGGATATGCTTAGCCAAATAGACAACAAAATCAACGGACAAAAAAGGCAACGTACAGGTAAATCCAATGAACATAAAATCACTAGATAATATGGAAAAGATTGTAAAAAGCAATTGGACTTTGTCGTGGAGTGGTTGGGATGTTATTCAGTCTTTTCCTAATCCAGCAGGGTGGTCAAAAAAGAACGGAGCATTTATGAAGAATAGATGGTTTGTGCAGCGTCGATTTAATGTCACAGAGTCTGGCTGGGATCTTCCAGACAAAATCGTTAGTTTATATGAAGAGCGATGATTGGAAAGACCAAGCCGCTTGTAAGGGGTACGACGTCAATTTATTCTTTGACAAGTACGAGGACAATGAAACAGTAAGGCCAGCAATAGATAGCATCTGTGCTGCATGCCCTATCTCAAGAATCTGCTTTGCGGTTGGAGTTTCCCAAAAAGAATACGGTGTATGGGGAGGCGTCTATCTCGAGAAGGGTAAGATTTCTAGAGAATTCGGCAGGCATCGGTCTAAGAAAGAATGGGCAGAGACCTGGAAATATCTAACGATGGATAAATAATGTATACGGATGAAATGAGAAGGGCTTTCCGATCTCTGGCTGGCCCCAAAAACTTTTCCTTGCAAATCATAGACCATGACAATTTCTTAACGGTTAAAGCCAGCGAGAACCAGTTCATGTCTCTGACGGGAGAGGGCAAAAGAAGTGCCGTAGAATACATGGCCAAAGTAAAGTCCGCACTAGAACTAAACGGTGCGATTGTGCTATTGGTTAGAGAAGGGGGTAAAGAGATATGATAGACCTATTAATCCTTATCTTTTTTAGCATTGTAGTAGCCTTAAGCTTTTTAGTCATTGCTCGTCAATGGCTATACAAAAGAAAGCTTATGTCAATCATTACACAGCTAACTGCAGATAACATCCTATTAAAGTCTGAGATCCAGAGACTGTCTGAGCTATCTGGGAGCTTTCCTCACGAAGAAACAGAGGGCTTCATAAAGTTTCTCTCCCAGTCTAGAGATTGGGCCTTTACGTATATAGAGGACGTTCAAAAGGCAATGCAAGAACTCTTTGTAGCCTTAATGGGAGCGGAAGAAGAACAGATTAAAAAAGCAGCAGCAGGACTAGTTAAGTTCTTGCCGGAAGAAGATAAAAAGAGCTAAGCTCACAAATCGTGAGCGCACAACACACAGCTCTTTGACTAATAATATAAACAGAAGGAATATAAAATGAACAAAGCAATGATTGATTCATACCTAAGAAACCTACTAGGAGTACTACTGGCCCTGATCACAACAACTATGGCAAGCACAGGGGTTGTGTCACCACTAGCATTTGGCACAGGAGATTGGCTTCTCATAGCTAACGGTGTCTGGGCAGCAGCAGTTCCGACCCTGCTTCGCTACCTGAACTCTAAGGACCCAAGCTTTGGTCGTATTGCAGAGGGAGTAGCTCTAGAAGTGAGCAAGAGGCTTCTTGCTGAATCCAAAGCAGCTACCGCAGAAAAGAAGGCTGCTGAAGCTAAAAAGAAAGCTGCTGAGGCTGCGGAAAAGAAAGCTGCTGCAAAGCCAGCTGTAAAGAAGCCTGTTGCAAAGCCAGTAACCAAGGCTCCAACTACTAAGTAAATAATTATTCATTAAGATAGGCGGATCACGACTGTGGTCCGTCTTTTCTTATGTTATAATAGAAGGGTCCTCATACAGGGCAAGGATTAGCCGCTTTAGGATGACTAGTTACCATTTTTATATCGGGTTACGCCAGGGTTTCTGTATGGGGACTTTAATATTTTTGTAGAGATCATCGCAAGATTATGGTACACTTAACTGCTCCCCAGTTTAGGGGACGATAGACTTCATACCCAAAGGCCAAAACAACACTTAGATCCATAATGGACTTTTTAGGATTCGCCACTTCTCCAGTCACACAATCTATAAGGAATTTTCTGGTTGCAACTATTGTCAGTGTACAGTTGACTGTGTGATATAATATAGATATGAATAATGATATGCTAGAAGATAGCGACGACGTTAACAAGCAATCTCCTTGTTGGGATGGATACGTTCAAAGAGGTATGAAGCCTGGACAAGATGGCGGAATGGTCCCAAACTGTGTACCCTCAAAGAAGGCATACGGTGCTGACGAAGAAGAAGCCCCAGAGGGATACCACTACATGCCCGATGGTTCTCTGATGGCTAACGAGGACCATGAAGATGACAAGTCGCTGTTTGCAGGATTTGGAAAAGATGTTACAAAAGCAAAGAGGCTGACAGAAGTGTTCAAGGCGGATAATGTTCGTGTCGGTCAAATGGTTTCTTGGGGATCTTCCGGTGGAACTGCCAAGGGTAAGGTTAAGAGAATAATTCGTAGTGGCTCTTATAAAGTTCCAGGTACAGATGTAACAATCAATGCCAGCGAAGATAATCCTGCAGTGGTCTTAACGTTATATCGTAACGGAAAAGCTACAAATACTATCGTTGCGCATCGTATGGAGACGCTGAGAGCCTCTTAGAACGTATTAAACACCTTCATGGGTACTTCTATACCCCTCTAAAATTGATTTAAGCTGAAGGGTATGCTTTTCATAATCCATTTCAATAATTAAGTTGTCATCATCTATCTTATGTACCTTAAGCTCTTTACTTATATCAAAGAGTACGGCTTGGATCTGCTCATCAATAGACAATAGCTTAGTCAATATCGTGTTCTCTCTGGTAAGTACGCATTTTATGACAGTTAGCACACACCACGTCACACTTTGAAACTTCTTTCCAGGCAGCCTCAGGCCCATAGTTCCTTAGGACACGGTACACAACGTCTATTTTTTGATACTGAGGCTTGTGGTCAAATTCTAGAATGTAATGGGGAAACATATTCCTGCAATCAAAACAGCCGTGCTTCTCTTTGTAGAGATGAAGCTCTTCAAGAACTAAGGCCATAGCCTTACGGTGTTTTGCAGTTTTTACCATGTAATATAATTATACCACTATCTTTTTAGTGGCATAGTAAATGCAGCATGTATAAGAAAACTAATTAACTCTGAAGGGATGGGGTCGAGCATTTCTAAGAGTTTAGTTAAAGACTAATTGCTTTAGCGAATACAACCCTGGAAGCCATCTTGCTTGCAGCAATGATCGCAATCGGAGCCGCTATTCCAAGTATCGTACCAGCCCACATACGAGGCTCTAGCCAGTTCCAACCCCAGTAGTCAAAGGTGTGGAATGCGTTTGCTAAAACAGCTAAGCCACCAAAGGCAACCATTCCAACAATTGCTCCAAATGTTTTCTCTGGCTTGCCATTGTCGCTAAGTCTAGATGATAGCACTAGGTATGCTACTAAGAAAAGAAGGTACATGAGTTCGATAAAGAAGAAGAACAATCCGGCCATCCACTCTTGGGACAGACCTACAAAGGTTGCTACGGATGTTATACCATTAAAAGATACTATGGCCGAAGAGATAAAGGCTAAGCCAATGCCAACCAACCAGGTCCAAAGAATTACCTTCTGATCAACCTGTATTTTGGGTGCACGTTTAGATTCTTGAAGTTCATAGCGTTCACGCTTTTGATCCTCAATTTTAAGTTTAGTTGATTCTTCAGAGTTGGTTTTATCCTTGGACGTCATAGCATCCATTCTTGCTTGTCTTTGCGGACTTATTCCTGTCCGACCGTTATCATAAATACTCATAGTTATCTAGATAATTATACCATAAAGTAGGGAGTGCAGGACTCGAACCTGCGACTAAGAGCTTAGAAAGCTCCTGCTCTATCCACTGAGCTAACTCCCCTGCAAGACTACTCTTCGTAAAGAGTAGAAATGGTTTCAGGAAATGCTTCTTTAACTAAAGCAAGTACTGCCTTCGCATATTCCTGGATCTCGAACTGGGCATCGTGTGGCATCCTCTGGTCTAGGAATGCCAAGACTCCCTGCAGAGACGCTGTCCACCTCCAACGTACATACATGCCATAAGCTGGGAGAAACAGCCTTGCGATCTCTGGAGCAACTCCATCGTTAAGAGCGTCGTGATATGCCTTTGTACCGCTCACAACTGTCTCACAGAGCCTGTCAAAGTGCTTTTGACCTAATTCGATGTCAACAGGGTCTCCAGAGCCCTGCTTGCTGTTCTCTGGCTTACTACGCCAATCTTCTGGCAGCGGGATGTAGAACTTTTCATCTTCGGTAATATAACGCCTAGATGATTCATTCCAACCATTCTGGTCATCAACGTGACTAGAGGCCACAGCATGCTTCCACCACTGTCTAGCAACAAACAGTGGAGCGTACACTTCAAAGGTCATCGCTGCATGACGGAAGGGGCTTGTATGCCCTTCTCTTAATAGAAATTTTAGGAGCTTAGCATCTCTTGGAGCAAACTCTGTAACTTCTTTGTCATAGGACACTCTAGCTGCGTTGACAACAGAGAGATCGTCTCCTAATACGTCTACTAATCTAACATATCCTTCGTCTAGAACTTTTGTTGGCTCTTCCGGCATTGATCTAATAAAAGTAGTCATAGATTATCCCAACACTGCATAGATTTCACGGTAAGGCAAGATTACATACTCTTTACCCTCATGAGACACCTCGGTGCCAGCAAACCTAGAGTAAGAAACCTTGTCCCCAACCTCTAGGTCTATCTGAAGAGTGGTTCCATTAGGGAATACAATCCCTGGCCCCACTGCAACTACAATACCTTCTGTTGGAGATTCTTTATCTAACTTAGTTAATATGAATCCAGATGTAGATTTTGTCTCTGCTTCTTTTATTGGCTCTACCAGAACCTTGTCTTCAATCGGTCTTAACATTGATACCCTTCTCGTTATTGTTTAGTATATAAGTTCGTCTGTTTGGTTAATGATCTGTCGTAGTCTAAACTTGGCAATAGACAAACTATCGTATCCGTTAGTGTAATTGCTTAAGTCATTATAGATTCGATCCCTTTCGGCATCGATGGCTTGCGTTATAAATAAATCTACCGCTGCCTGGTCTTTATCGGAATGGCTGCTGTCTAGGACTAGCATCTTATGCTCATATTTTATCATAGAACAATTATAGCTAAAATTTAAGGTGAAGTCAAGCGACCAAGGCAGATAGCTTATCTGGCTGGAACCCAGACCAAGACTCATCTCCAAAGACCACAACTGGGGCTGAGCTAAACCCAAGGCTCTTAATGTACTCATAGGCTTTAGTGTCGGAACT